CCTTTCTTCATCTTATATCTATAATCAAAAGTTCCGTCTTCCAATACGCGCACATCCATCTTATAATTCTGTATTTTATCCGACTTTTTGAATTTCTTACATATGGAAAGATAATGCGTTGTTAATAAGAAGTTCACATTATTATATGTCGAAAGATAATCCAAAAACGCGAACCCTGCGCGTGATGCTTCATCGGGATTTGTCCCAGAATAAAGTTCATCAAAAATACAAAAGTGTTTCGACTGTTTGCCACTTTCGCGAATAATATCCAGTATTTCTTTACAACGGCGGGATTCGGCCTGAAATAAACTATCTCTTTCGCTTGTGTCCGGTATATTTAAATACGAATGTATATGTGTATATGGTGTTAATTCGGCGGACTCATAAAACCCACCACCAAATTGTTGCGAAAATATGATATTGAGTGTGGTAGTTTTCAATATGGTGGTTTTTCCGGCCTTGTTGGGTGCGGATAGAATGATGTTTTTATTTAATGAGCAGTCGTTTTTGATGGGGTCCTCGTCCATTAATGGGGGATAATATTGATTTTTGAAGCCACTGTCTTTAGCGTTACTGTCTTTAGCGTTACTGTCGTTATCTGACGCATCCATAAACGTGGCAAACGATATCTTCCCCCTACAAACATTTTCGTATACTCCCGATAAATTATTTATGTATCCTTCAAACCCTACGGAATAGGATAAGCAGGACTCATATTCTGCGTTGGAATATAATGAGTAGTAACATTTTAGCATATACCCTACTTCATTAAATTTATTAAGTGTTAATTCGAAAGGATAAACGCTGCTAATTTCTGCACTTATATTCTTGAGACGGGCACACTGAATTTCGACAGTCGCGTTAAAATCAGAATACGTAGGTAAGGTTTTGGATATTTCCAAGAATGTTTCCATACTGCGAATGCTATGATTTACGTATCGTTGTAATTCACATAAATGGTCGTTTATTGAAACTATGTTACTATAAAATTTCTTACATAGGTTGACGTTTTGATATATTTGTAATAGATACAAGGCAAAGGTTACCAATAAATATACGACTTTTTCCCAACTAATCGGACCTGCGTTTAATAACTTACCAATAAAGTGATTTTTGGCAATATCTTTCAAAACACCTATGTAGTCGGAAAAGGTGATGGGGATGCCTCGTATATTTAAAATTAAAAACGGTAGAATAAGGACGAAAAAGGGCAGAAGTAAACTAATGACAGGCGATACGATATGAACTACAGAAAGCGCTTGAAGAAAGGAAGATGACTCATTTAAGTATTTTAACATATCCCAGTCTAAAAAATTATATTTTTCCATAAAGGAGTCATTTTGCTTTATGTCTTTCCATATTTCCGCGAATTTATCGCAATCCACAGAATAGTTCGAGTCCATTACACATTTGTGATTATATTTGCCCATGCTTTGAATAACATATTGGCTGTCATTTAGAAATTCGGTATTGGTAGTATAAGTTTCGCGCCATGCGGGTATCATATTTTTGGCAAACGTGTGTTTGGGTAAAAATACGTGATTATACAAGGTATGTTGAGAACCTTGAATGGATAATTCTAAATCGTTAGCTACGACGTCTGATAATTTATGAACTTCTGATTTATCTAAATAGGTAATGGGTAAAGAAAATGTGGTGTCGGATAACGATGTCTTTTTGGAGGAGCCATTTGAAGCGTCTTTATCCGTTGACACACTACAAATAAAACCAAGCATTATAATGATTAGGTATTTTTATCTAATCATTCAGACGAGCAGGGAACCGTAGGTTCCCTCAAAGACCTCTTCGAGGGCATAAGGTTGAGACCGCTTGCGGTCTCTGACCCCGCGACCCCCTCCCTTCTCCCTTCTCCCTTCTCCCTTCCATCTTCAACTTCCACCTTCCACCTTCAACTTCCACCTTCCGTCTCCTTTTTCATTATTTATCGGGTCCTACAAGGGTAGGGATGGGGTTAGAGGGGAAACCGTAGGTTTCCCCTCAGAGGGCACTCGCTGGCAATTCGTCAATAGAAATTTTATAATGCGCCTCAATTCTTTTAATGCTATTGATATCCCTCCGTGTCATAAAATTAATCGCCATTCCTTTTCTACCCCACCTCCCGCTTCTCCCGATTCTATGTAAATACGTATGAACACATTGCGGCACATCGAAATTGATTACCGTGCTAACTTGTTGAATATCAATACCTCTCGCCGTAACATTCGACGATATTAATACTCTATATTTTCCGTTTCTAAACTCGGCAAACGTCGTTTCGCGTTCGCTTTTATCCATAGAACTATGAATGGCGCATACAGAAAATCCGTCCTTATTCATGGCGTGTGTTAAATCCATGACGCGATTCACACTATTACAATAAATAATACACTGTGATACACTAATAGATGAAAACAGGTCTTTCAATGTTTCAAATTTCATTCGGTCATCTTGAATGGCCACAAAATATTGTTTTATACACTCCAAGTTCAGGTTCTCTTTTTTAATCGTAATTTTAACCGGATTCTTCATAAATTTATTTGTCAACATCGCGATATCATCAGGAAGGGTCGCACTGAATAAAGCGATTTGAACAGTTTCATTGAAATAATGGAAGATATTTCGTATTTGGTCGATAAATCCTCGTGATAACATTTCGTCGGCTTCGTCAATAACACATAGTTTCAAATTAGATAAATTTAATATTTTCCGTCGAATCATATCCAGAATTCTACCTGCGCAACCGACAATTACATGCGGTGGGTTTTCAAGTATAGAATCCCGTTCGGCATTTACCGAAGTTCCACCGAGCATGGTTTTTATAACAAGGCCTTTCATTGACGAACCCAAAGCCGCAATTACGGTGGAAATTTGTTTAGCAAGTTCGTGTGTGGGAGCGATAATAATCGCCTGCGTTTTCTTCTCTTCTACATCGATTCGCTCAAGCGTTCCAATAGAAAACGTGCCGGTTTTACCACTACCCGATTGTGCCTGTGCGATTAAATCTTGCCGTAAAATAATAGGCTGTATTGCGCGTTTTTGAATCTCGCTCGGGTTCTCGAAACCATAGTTATAAATTCCTCGTAATAGGTCCGTTTTCAAATTATAATCTTCCCATGAGTTTATGGTCTGGTGTTTATAGGCGTCGGTCTCCTCGATAATCATCTTTTCATCTAACCAAGCAGGTGAATGGTCGGGCGACGGGGGTCTTACATTATCTTCGTTATTCATATCAAACTAGTATAATTATTTACAATGTTTTTAACCTGTTTTTTTTGTATATATAACGGTAAATCCTAAGACATACCCGCTATATATAATTTGCGTTAAAATATATAAACGTTGTTTCGTTTTATATTATAGAAACATGGCGACACAATATAGTTTACAAGATTATATAAACGTTGCGTTTAAGGGGTATGACTATAAATTACCAGATAGTGTAACCAAAACGGTCAACTCTTTGATAAAGGAACTCGGTATAAACACAATAACAAGTAGATTTGAGACAAAGCCTGCGCATTTCAATAAACCCACTTCGCCGGTAAGGCGTTCAAAATCAGGAAATAAGATAAACGATGAATCGGACGAACAATGGAATAGGATGAAGGAGTTCAAGGCAACAAAAATAGATAAGAAGGAGGGGTTGGAGAAAAATATAAGTGATATCCGCTCGTGCTTGAATAAAATTTCCGAAAAGAGTTACCAGACGCAATTGAAGGAGATACAGGAACTCATACAAAATGCGTTTGGTATTATAAGTACAAGTGAAAGTATTAATGTTAGCGAAAATGAAAACATGGACCGTGTTGCCAACATCATATTCGATGTGGCGAGCTCAAACAAAATGAACTCTGTCCTATACGCGAATTTATACAAGGAGTTGATATTGACATTCCCTCCTTTTCAAACCATAATTAATAGTATGTTATCTAATTATTTGGATGGACTACGACAAATAAAATACGTAAATCATGAAAACGATTACGACGCATTTTGCGACTATAATAAGGTAAATGATAAAAGAAAGGCATTAGTCATATTCATGGTAAATTTAATGAATATTGAAGTATTATCAAAGGACGATATTAAAGATACTATTTTGACTATTCAAACTATGATAACATCGGCAGTAAGTGAGCCCGATAAGACGAACGAAGTTGACGAAATCACTGAAAATTTGTATTTGTTTGTTACTATGACAAAGGGCGATTTGCTATCTAATGAGAAGTGGAAATCAATATTGGTGGATGTAAAAAAGGTATCGGAATACAAGTCGAAGGATTATAAGAGTTTATCTAATCGCGCCATATTCAAACATATGGATATGATGGATATGCTGGCGAAATAACGGGTTTTTCATTTTTAGCAATAAAAATGAAAAATGTCACGAATAGTATGTTGTTGAGAAAAACAAATTAAACCGCAACGTATATATATAACAAAAAACACATGATACAATCCTTAATAAGAAAAGAGGTAAGATATACAGTGAAACAGGAAATAGATAACGAAGACGTAGGATACGAATCCACGACATATGATACGGAATTATTAGGAACCCCTGTAGAATTGGCCATAGGTAAAGAAAAATATAATTATTCCAAGCATGATTTGGTATTTTTTTACTTATATTTAGTTTTAAATGAGGAACTCGTGGCCAAAGTAGCGATATTTGAAGTAGAAAGCGATAGATTGATTAGTATATTGGATAGCGATGGTGATATTGATATTACAAAAGGACAGGTGATTCCAACCGTATCGGAAAAGTATTTGAATAAACTCATTGCCAATAACCCCACGAAAGTTAAGGAAGAAGCGTCCTATAACGAGTTGTCTACTAGCGATAACTCATCTTCTGGTCCATCTATAAATCCCGCTTTAGATGAAGACATCGATAAAAACGAGGACGATTTGTTTTCGGTTAACCTGCCTACAAATAGAATATCGAAAGAAGTTCAGGATTCGAAGGAAAAGTTGAAAACCGGTGTCTTTATTAAAAATCCCGCCATCAAGATGCCCGAACTATTGGAAGAGGAGACACAAGAGGCGGCAAAACAGATGCGCCGAGAATTTGTATCATCGCCATCAAATAAATGGGTAGTCAACTTCATGGAAAATAATAACTATTCTATTGTTGATAACGAAGGAGGCGGCGACTGTTTTTTCGCGGTGATTCGCGATGCGTTCAGGCAGATAGGTCAAGAAACCACCGTCGATAAATTAAGGTCGTTATTATCCAACGAGGCCACGGAAGACCAGTATGAACAATATAGGACTATTTATTTAGGGTTACTATCCGAACAGCAATCTATAGAAAAGGAATTAAAAGAAATAAAGCGCATCGCTCCGCTATTAAAAAAGAGAACCGAAGCCTCCAAAGATAAAGCCGAGACCGAACAAATAGTAAGAGAGGCGAAACAGTTGGCCGATAAACATAAACAGTTTTTAAGCGATAAGAAACAGGTCAGCGATAATATGTCGGAGTTCTCATTTATGAAAAATATAGATAACCTAGAAAAGTTACGTGAGTATATAAAAACCAGTCAATATTGGGCGGATACGTGGGCAGTTTCTACAATGGAACGATTGCTTAATATAAAGTTGATTATATTATCCGAAGAGTCCTACAAGGCCGAAGATATAGATTCGGTATTAAAATGCGGACAATTAAACGATTCCGATTTGGAGAGACAGGGTCAATATAAGCCCGATTTTTATATTATGACTTGTTATAATGGTTATCACTACAAGTTAATAACATATAAGGAAAAACGCATATTTAAATTCCAAGAATTACCCTATGATATTAAGATGTTGGTCATTAATAAGTGTCTCGAAAGAAACGCCGGTCCTTATTACTTGATCCAAGATTTTCGTAATTTGAAAACGCAAATAGGTTTAGATGCCAACGAAGGAGAACCTTATGATAATGAGGAAGAAGACTACTTAAAATCCGATTTATATGATAAGGATATAGTATTCCAATTTCATTCCAAGGCGGACGTAAATCCAAAGGCAGGTAAGGGTAGCGGCGAGCAGATATCTAAGGAAAAGCTCACCGAATTTACGAAATTAAACGGACTTAAGGATTGGCGACGCAAATTAGATGACTCATGGTCGGCCCCTTTTAAATTGGATGGTCATAGATGGAATTCTGTAGAGCATTATGTGTTAGGTTCTCAATTTAAAAAGGGATTCCCTGATTTTTATTTACAATTTTCGTTAGATAGTGGAAGTGATATATCTATGGATTTAACCTTGGCGAAGGCGGCGGCTGGAAAAACGGGAAAATATAAAGACCGCGTGCTTAGGGATGTAAAGAAGATAAAGCCCGACGCGGACTTTTATGAATTAGGCCAAAACCAACGCAGTGTGGAGGAGAGAAAACACGCTTTAGATGCCAAATTCACCCAAAATTTGGATTTAAGGCAGATATTGGGCGAAACGAAGCGTGCGAAATTAGTTCATTTTATAAGAGGATTTCCGGCCGTAACGGATGAATTATTGATGAAACTTAGGAGAGAAGGGTAACCCCATCTGGATAATATAAACAGTTAGGTTATTATACACCATGAAGTCTATAATAACTACATTGAACGTCGGCAACCATACTTTTGTTATTACCGACAATACTTTATCACATAATGGCGATGTTTACGCAAGAAATATAAAAATCGAGGGCGACTGCGCCATATATGTAATCGCGACAATATCCATCCATAAATCAAGCTTTACTATACATGAAACGGATTATGTAGCCGAAAGTTTTATTATCGTATTATTGAGAACCTTGTTCGAATACATACATAAGCAAATACCAACTGTCACCCAGATTACGTTCGACGATAATACAACCATCGAATCCGTAAACGGATTACCCATACCTCTATGTCATTTTTACATGGCATTTTACGGCAAAACATGGTATGAAAAGCATTTCAATGCGAGGCAGAGTGACCCGATAAAACACGCCGCATACAAAACCAAATTATATAATGTGTTACATTCCAAGGTTCTCAAAACCGATACAAAATACATAGATTTTTTACAGATATCGCGACCGTCTATAGGTCTCATCGATGAACTAGAATATTATTATGCCGCGTCCTCTACTTTCAGTGAGTTTTTTCACTCGATATCCATAACCGTCGAATGGACAACTCATTTTATGGAATATTATTTACACGGCGACGTGTTTTCGAATACAAATTGGATAATAGAATTTCCACTCGAAAATCGCGACGAACCGTATATTTCGACACCTAATATTCGGTATAGTAAGATATACAAGGATTTCGGCGTAGACGTCTATATGTCATGAATAGTCATTCGCAAAGTTCTCGAAATCGGCGATTTTAACTCATCCTCCGACATAGTAGAGAACTTTTTTATCATGAAATCGATGCCCCTCACAAAATCGTAGTTATTATGTTGGGCTTTCACCAATTGGCAATATGACTCCACTGTGGCCTGGTTTTTATTAAAATCCAACGTTTCATTGTTATTGTTTTTTATACACCACGCGATAAAGTCGTCGCAATGAAAAAACAATAAGGATTTCAAAATATAATACGATAATACCTGCGTCTTTTCTTTGTAACGACGGAGTGACCTGACATCATCTTTCTTATATAAATCTTCGTAATCCATACCGAAATAGTAGAGAACTTTGGCACATTGGAACATCGAAAATAACTGTTCTTTCAAAATCATGTTTTCGACGGCTTCCAGGTTCTCAACATCTCCATTTTTTTTGTTATTTATAGAAACAATAAACAGAATATTTAATACTTCGGCCCACATCTCACAGTAAGTTTCAAAAAGCCGCACTTCGGAATTTACCGGAAATATATCTAATATGGCGCGTTTGGTATTTTCTTGGTTAAATTCTGAAAAATCGAGACCCATATTGTGAAATGTCTCGTGAATGAGAACTTTAAACCATTCTTCGTGTCTAAATAAATGTAACTCAGTAACCTCTTTACATGAAGTAGTAAAAGCGGTATTCACATTTATTTCTGTTAAATACGCGCCGGAATGGTCAGGTAAAGTCTTTTTTAGGTCTGTAAAATAGAGATAAATACTCATCTTTTTAGAACATTTTTCACGGGCATGGAGCGAGCATACAGATAACCAAATATATATACGCTGAATACACTGCGTAAAGTATTCTTTCGTGTAGGTCTTGATTGGTGCTACGATGTTTACCTTAAATGCGCGTCCGTTTATCTCGAAAACTGCGATACAACATACTTTATCTAGGTTCTCTATTTCATCGCGTATTTCTTTGGGTGAAAAATTATAATCGGAACCTTTGGGAAACCTAGACTCATTTTTGGGTATATTTGTGAATCGCATAGAAACCGCGTTGGGGTCCCATGACAAGTAGGCATCAGATATTTGTTTCAGAAGCCTTTCTAAAAACTTTTTCGAGTAGCGCGATAGGGTTTGTGGATGTATGTTTTTGGCGAAACCCTCATTTTGTATGTATTCTAGTAGGTCATTTGATAGTCTCGAACTTTTACTCATATATACACTACGGGATAATATTGGCATGGGAACCAACGTAGCAGGGTTAACCTAGGCTCGCTATGCGAGCAGCAGGTTGAGGCCACTACGTGGCCTCTGACCCCTCAAAAATTGAACCCAGATTCGCAATTTCGACTTCACCTAGATAACAAAAAATACATCAAATAAAATAAAACATGGGTATTAAACATTTGAACCAGTTTCTTCGCGATAATTGCGGTAAGAAGTCGATACACCAGGTCCATTTAAAAACGCTCGCGAATAAAATAATCGTGGTAGATACGTATATTTATATGTATAAATTCATTAGCGATAATGCCTTGCTAGAAAATATGTATTTATTCATTTCGGCGTTTAAGGAATATAATATAACGCCTATATTCGTATTCGATGGTAAGCCACCTCCGGAAAAAAAGGCACTATTAAATAGGCGGTATCTAGAGAAAAAAGAAGCGGAAAACAAATACGCGGAAATTCAAAAGCTAATATCGGATGATTTGACCGACCAACAAAAGGAGGACGCATTGAAAGAAATGGAAGCATTGAAGAAACAATTTATAAGAGTTCGCGAAGATGATGTAAAACAAGTAAAAGCTTTAATGGATTCATTCGGTATGGCATATTATGATGCGCCAGGGGAAGCAGACGAAGTATGTGCCAAACTTTCCTTATCAGGAAAAGCCTGGGGGTGCTTAAGTGATGATATGGATATGTTTCTTTACGGGTGTCCTTTTGTTCTTCGCGGGTTGAATCTATTAAAGCAGTCTGTCATTATTTACGATACCGAGTCGATATTGAATGAGTTGGAAATGTCGGCTGATGATTTTCGTGAAATTCTAGTTATTTCGGGCACCGATTATAATATACACTCGGGGACAAATCTACATGAAACCATCCAGTGGTTTAATGAATATAATAAATATAGGCATAATAAAAGTAAGAGCAAGCAAGTCGGATTTTATGTTTGGTTACTGAAAAACACAAAATACATAAGAGATTATAGGGAATTAATTAAAACCTATTTGTTGTTTAAATTGCCTGTCCTTAAAGGTGATGAATATGACATATCATATAATTCGAATACTATGAATATAGACGAAATTAGAAATATAATGGAAAAAGAGGGATTTATCTTTGTAAAACCCATCGTTTCTTAACGACGTTTGTTTGTGCGGTTACGTTTATTTGTTTTTGATTTTTTTGTTGCCTTGCCTCCTCTACTACGAGGCCTTTTTACACCAACTATATTACTGTGACCGCGGGGCGCAGGTGCGACCGAAGCTCTTGCCGCGGCAGTTCGTATAATGGACGATGCTAACGCCGCCTCATTCATTTCTCTTATTGGCTTATAAGTATCGGTTGGCTCTCTGGTTCTTTTTTTTGAATCCATATACATTATGTTCTTATAATAATTTCCATTCACAATGGACCCTCTCTACCTAGGAAAATTCATACCAAACCCCATTCTTTTTTTATTTTGAAATGGTGGAGGGCGCATATTTACAATCGGCTTTACTTCTTCGACAATCGGAGTAGCTAAACTTTCTTTTGATTCGGGAATTTCATCAACAGTGGTTTCAACGTCAGAAACAGACTCAGCCACAGGAACTTCAACAGGCACTTCAACCGGCACCTCGGCAACAGGCACTTCAACAGGAACTTCGGTAACTGGATCTTCAACAGGAACTTCAACGGGAACTTCAACAGGAACTTCAATAGGCACCTCGGTAACAGGAACTTCAGTAACAGGAACTTCAATAGGAACTTCAGTAACTGGAACTTCAATAGGAACTTCAGTAACAGGATCTTCAGTAACTGGATCTTTAACAGAAACTTCAACAGGCACTTCGGTAACAGGAACTTCAATAGGAACTTTAGTAACTGGAACTTCAATGGGGACCTCGGCAACAGGATCTTCAATAGGGACATCGGTAACTGGATATTCAATAGGGACCTCGGCAACAGGCACTTCAACCGGAACTTCAATAGGATCTTCGGTAACTGGATCTTCAGTAACTGGAACTTCAACAGGATCTTCAATAGGCACCTCGGCAACAGGAACTTCAATAGGAACTTTAGTAACTGGAACTTCAATGGGGACCTCGGCAACAGGATCTTCAATAGGCACCTCGGCAACCGGAACTTCAATGGGGACATCTTCAATCTCCGAAAGTTCATATTCTATGCGATTCGCTTCGGGAAGAGAGGGGGGCACCTCCACCACAAACTTCGTTAGATATTCGTCATATTTGGTCGGTAGATATGTGTTATTTTCAATGGGCACCTTTATTAACTTTGTTCCTTCTCTATTAAACAAGTCTTTGAATTGGTCAATATTGCTCTGTATGTTTTTCTCATCCGTAATTACTTCCGTATTAAATTCTTGATGAGTAAAATTCTTTATATAGTTACTAATAAAAGCAGCATCACCAAAATAGGACAAGTTCCACCCGCCCCTTGGTATAGTGGCGGGAGCCATAGAAAATCTGATTTTACTAGGAACAGAGCCAAGCTTTACATATTCTTGATGCGTAACAAGTTTGGACCGAATCCATAATTCGTTGTTTATGGTATTTAAATTATAATAATAAAGGTCTTGTTTTAGGTTCGCGAAAGGAATGATGGCGCTACCATTTTTACAGTCAGAAATCGCAGTTGGGTCAGGGATTTCGTTCACATCTGAAATAATAATATAATCATAATCTGCCAATTCCAATTGCTCTATGCCGACGTGCATATAATTTCGCTCAAGCTTTTCGTTATTCCATTGTCCTCCCGACTCGACATCAGGAACAACAAGGTCATCTACAACAATATGAACTATTTTATCTTCGAATTTGGAGAACCTCTCTTTATTTTCGGAGTAATAAAGTGGTTTATCTACACCCATATGTGTTTTGGTCGATTCGACGATTACAAAATGGTCGACCACTTGATGAAGCACATTTAACCTATATTCAAGCATGTCGAGTTCATTAGAAAACGTAAAACAATCCACCACCCGCTTAGTAGGAGGTTCGTCAATATAATCCATAAACCCAGACTTGTTATAAAAATAGCGTATTTGGTGAATATAATTCATAATATCATTATAACGCGTTTCTATGTCCGTTTTATTAGAAGTCGAAACTACTTTATTGCGCACTATAAATATCATATTATCATCAAAAACTGTAGGCTTTATTAATGCGCAACATTCTATCTTATAGTCGCATATATTTACGAATTCAGCTGGGCGATAAAATTTCTCGGCGTCGGCGTTTTCGTCAAACGTCAAAAACCCATACGTGATTAAACTAATTAATACATCGTCCGGTAATGCGGATGCGGCTTGTATGTCTTCATATTTAACCTTAACCTCATTTAAAAACTTTTCAACCATATCCGAAGAGAATATCATCCCAGTTCCGTGCATATAAATAAATTTTTCATTCACAATCTTCTTTAAATAAGTATTCACAAGGGTCTGCTTTAATACTTGATTATTGGCTGCCGGGAGTTGGTTATAGTGACCGGCAATAAAGTTATCTTTCGGTTTATCAGATAAATAATTTAATAAACGGGGGATGTGTATGAACGTGGACAAATTCGTTCGGACAATGTATTCATAGTTAAAATATTTTTGGCAAAAATTCATCGCCGACACGGTTTTCTGAAATATCCCCGGAATAAACGACTCTTCGGATTTATATACTAGTATGTTATCATAAACCATCATGTCCGCTTCAATGGTCGGGTCAGAATAAAGAAAATAGCATTTCACTTCGGGAAATAGGTTCATGTATTCCTTCCAACATTCGACAAAGAGGTTATAGGATTCGCTAATGGACGCTATTATCAAAATGACGACCTTGTATTTATCTTTATCCGCCGTGAGTGTTTCAAAGATTTCCTTACTAGCGAAAGAGGTCTTCATTATAATAATAAATATATTATAATATCCTACCTTTATATACATATCCGCCTCATCAAATAAATGAGTCAAAATAAAATCGAACAAACTCGAGAACTTTCCGACGAAGAACTACGAAAGATAGGTGTTGTCGTAAACCCCGATTACAAATATGTATTGGGAATATTTCCCGTTAAAGAATACAAAGTAAGCGGGACCAATAACCAGACTTTAGAAGGGGTGGCTAAGACAGAAGCAGAAGGGATTTGGTTTTCGGGGTCAAAGCGTAAATCGAGAAAGACACGCAGGAATACAAAACGAAATCGCCGTTGATGTCATATTCAGATAATTTCTTTATGAAAAATCGTAAAGAAATCATGTATTTGGAAACTCTATAGCAGGCTCGCTAAATAATTACCGCGATAGTCTTCCGTTCCCGTATGTGTCAAGGCAATAGTAATATCAATAAAAATTTCGCCGCCCATTTGCGTCCACCTATGGCAGAATAACCAATCTTCCGAGTAATAATGGCCTTCCTCTACACCGCAATCAAAGAGAGCATAAGCGAAATCATTTTCCGACCCTTGTAAAAAGCTTACGTCATCTACGTATTTCGTGGACGGAAATGCCTTGGACATCTTTTCGATGACGCCGCGTTTAAACATCATAAATCCAGTGGCCAAATGCTTCACCCTCGTCAAATTATTCTCAATGGTGATAGTATTCGATAAATAGTTGACATTATAATTTAATAGGTTGAATTGAATCATGCTCTCATCATCGATTGCGTTTTTAAACTGCGATTGGTTCTTCTTATTAATGAGAGTCTGGACGGGATTGGAATTATAGGGATTTTTCTCGTCCTTGACAAGCTTCTTCCAGTTATAATTCTTAAGCGGATACAAACCACCGACGAGAGGCTTATTGGCAATGAGTAACTTCAAAATTTCCACGGGTTGCCAAGTAATATCGGCATCGATGAATATCATATGGGTCATTTCGGGGTCATTCATCGCACGGGCAATTAAATTATTACGCGCCCTCGATACCAAACTATCGCTTTTACAGAATTCAACCTTAAGACCGATATTGTATTTGTCACATAATTCCTTGGTTGCCATCATACAGAGGACATAATTCACGTAGCATAAACTACCATAACAAGGGGTTAATATGTAAACTTTGGGAGAATACTTGGCCACATATTCCTTGATTCTATCTTCGATAGTGACGTTTTTATCAACGACAGTATGCTTTAACCCGCTCGAGATTGAGGTAGCCGGAGCCGTTTGCTTAAAAAGAGCTTCTTCGTCATCGACAACCTCGAACTTTCCCTTATCTGTATCAGACATGCCGGCAATATAATAATGTGTTTAACATTATTATTTTATATGGTTTTTGTGCGTTAAACATTAAAGAGGGGAACCCGTAGGTTTCTCCTCAAAGGATTTGAATTTTACACTATATACAAAATTCAAAAAATTAGCGCTATTTTATTATTTCTTTTTATTTTTGTTTTTGTTTTGTTTAGTTAGGCTATATACACTATGCTAAATAGTTAAGCTGCCGCTTATGCGGTGGCAACCACGGGCTTCACAAAGTGGTGCTTCATGAAACGCTGGAGGTTGAAGTAGGTAAGCTCATCCGAAGGGGTAATCTTAAGGAGCTTGGTAAGCTTGGCGTCGGCGTTAATCTTGCGGCCGTTGCTCTTGTCCTGAAGACCATTCGCCGTGATGTAGGCGTTAATCTCCTTGCTCACGTCCGTGCGCGCCATCTCAGTGCCGACGGGCTTGCTGAGGAACGCAGCGAGCTCCTCGCTGATGAGCGTGGGCTTAACAAAACCAGAGGGCTTGCGAGTGCCCGTGGACTTGCGCTTCTTGGACGAAGCCTTTTGGGCAGCCTTCATCTCGCGGGCAACAGCCTTCTCGAGCACCTTGAAGTCATTCTTGATGGAAGAGAAGAGGCTGGTGAGTTGCTGGAGCTTGGCATTGAACTCAGTAATGCGGCCAGTAACGCTGGAAACCTCAGTCGAGACGGCGGCATCGGCGGCAGGGGCAATCACGGGCACGGCGGGGGCAGAGACGGCGGCCTCGACCTTCGTCTTCTTTACGCGAGGCTTGGTCTCGGTAACGGTGACGGCAACAACGGGAGCGGCGGGAGTAGAAGTCTTAGCAGTCCTAACCATTCTGGCTATATACTTCTAACGAAGTATGCTTTTAAGTTATTTTTCGGATAATATAATAAATTTATAGTTGGACACTGGACTTGTGGTAACGCGTTTTGAATCCGACAAATAAAATTTGCTACATAGAATTATTTAGGCGTTTTTACACCACTTTCTTTATTCGCAACTACATAATATAGGCGAACCCATTACATACTTTTATTGTTTATAATTCAAACAATAAAAATAAAGAGAATAATTTTACTAACAAAGCTTTTATGCTGACAAATATGACATTTATAATTAGAAAAAGAAAAGTAGGTATGAAGAGAAAGCTGGACACCGAATATAACCAAGGTTCCACCTCTATAATACAGATTCATATAACCACGGCATTGCGTCTCTAGCTGGTCTCGAAACTAAAGTTAGACCAGTTAACGCGTGAAACGCACCAATTTTTCTATATTCCTCATCCACACCGCAATAAACTAAATTT